TAGGCGAAGAGTCAGAAGCTTTACAAGATCAGAACATGGACCCCTTAGTTTTACTTAAACAACAAGAATTAGCTATGAGACAACAAGAAATGGAGTTAGATGCACAACTAAAAGGTGAAAATCAAGCTCTGAAAGAGAATCAATTTGACTACAAACAGGTTTTAGACGCACAAAAGCTGAAAAAAGACTATGATTTGGCTAATTTACGTGCTGATGTAGCTTTGGAGAGAGCAAATGCCCCTAAACAAGAAGGGTAAAAAGATAAAAAAGGCCATGAGTAAGACATATGGCAAAAAAGAAGGCGCAAAAGTCTTCTATGCAAGTATAAACAAGGGAAAAATTAAAGGAGTAAAGAAAAAATGATGAATTTTTTAATAGGGCCTCTGACATCTTTGCTAGGTGATACGGTAAAAGGTTTCGTGGAGACTAAAAAAGCAAAAGCGGACTTAGCTTTAACAGAAATAAAAGCACAAAA